TACTTCAGGTGCAGTAACAAATAATGATATTGTACTTGATGGTTCAGATTTAATATTTGAAGGTGCATTAGCAAACGCCTTTGAAACAACTTTAACAGTGCAAGAACCAACTAAAGATAATACAATTAGTTTACCAAATCAATCTGGTACGGTTGCAATGGATGGTGATGCATTAGCATACGCTATTGTGTTTGGAGGATAATAAGTGGCAAGTAGTTTTAAAAATGCAGGACTTGATGTTGGTGTTTTAGATGACGCAACAGGAAACATTTACACAGCTTCAGGCTCAGGTGTAACTGCTGTTATTCACGCTGTTTATATCTCAAATAAAAGTTCAACAAATGAAGCTAAGGTAAATGTAAAAGTTACTACAGATGGCGGTTCAACTTTTTATCATGTAGGTAGAAGTTTAAGTGTTCCTGTAAATAACACCTTAGTTTTAGATAAACCAATTAACTTAGAGAATAATGATATTCTTAGAGTATATGCTGACCCTAATCCAGATAGTTCGTCTGTAGATGTTGAAGCATATGCAAGTATTTTGGAGATTAGTTAATGGCTAGTTTAGGATATGTAGTACCTATAAGTCAACAAGGCAAAGAAACTTTCCACGGTATAAGAAGAACAACCGAAGGAATGTTTTATTACACTAAGATAAATAAAGACCAGAATACTGTAATAGATTTATCTAATGGAGTAAGTCCTGTACAACTACCTACTTCAGGTGGTTATGTTGATGCAGATACCACTTTTTTGTCTGTACAGTATTTTACAGGAGATAATTCAACAACAGATTTTACAATGAATCCACCAGTTTTAGATGAAACGAGAATTGTGGTGTTTGTAAATGGAGTAGAGCAAAAAGAGGGTAGAGATTTTACTTATTCAAGCCCTACTGTAACATTTTTGATTAAACCTTTTAACGGCGCTCAAGTTGCTGTAGGATTAATTGATAAAGAATATAAAAACAATACAACCGACAAGTATCAACAGTATATTTTTGAAGATGGAGAAGCGACATATTTTGTAGATGATGACGGTTATTTAGTAAAAAGGGAAAATATATCATACGGATTAACTGCTTTAAGTAGTGATGATTTTAGTACATTTGATAGTACATCAACTGTATCATCAACAACTTGGCAATCAGCAGTATAACTCGTATAAATAGTAGTATTAATAAAGGTAAACCATGGCAGATTTTAAACTAGGTCGAATTAAATTTAAATGGAGAGGCAATTGGGCTACCTCAACTGCTTACTTAATTGATGATGTCGTAAAATACGGCGGTAACACATATGTGGCTATCGCAAATCATACATCTCCAGCAAATGAAAATTTATTTTATACAAGTCCAGGAACATATACAGATTACTGGTCTTTACAATCAGAAGCACTATTTTTCAAAGGTGCATATGCTGACGCAACTTGGTACAAATTAAACGACTTAGTATCTTACGGTGGTAAAACTTATCGTTGTACTACTGCTCACACATCTTCTAGCACAGTTTTAAATCAATCAAACTTTGAACAACAAATAGACGGTATTACTTTTAGAGGCGATTACGCTGACGCAACTCAATACAGATTAAATGATATTGTAAAATGGGGTGGTAGACAATATAGAGTTACAACTGAACACACATCTTCAGGTTCTACACCTAATTTAGCTAACTTTACTTTATTCATAGACGGTTTAGATTTTAAAGGTGATTGGACAACATCAACTTACTACAAAATAAATGATGTTGTTAAATTCGGTGCATATCAATATAAATGTACAACAGCTCACACTTCAGGTGCAGCTACAACAGATTTTGCTGAAGGCAACTTTGCAGTTTATTCCGAAGGTTTACAATTTGAAGATAGTTACAACGCATCTACAGTTTATCAAAAAGGTGATGTAGTAACTTACGGTGGTTATTCATATGTGTACATTAACACAAATGAAAGTGCTGGTAATACACCAAATACAGATGGTGGTAATGCTTATTGGGATTTATTAAATCCAGGATTTAGTGCAGTTGGTGAATACTCACACGGTTCAGTTTACAAAACAGGAGATGTTGTAAATTATGGTGGTTATTCTTATGTTGCTGTTTTAAATAATACAAATGAAAGACCTTTCTCTAATACAACATATTGGAAAAAATTAAATGAAGGTTTTAACTGGAGAGGCGTTTATAGTGCAGCTACAACATATAATATTGGTGACACAGTTGAATATTCTTCAAGTTCATACACAGCAGTAAATGATATAGTTTTAGGTGTAACACCAGGAACAGACGCAACTAAATGGCAACTTGTTGCACAAGGTAGTACAACCAATGTGTTGACTACAAGAGGTGACATTATTGTTAGAGATGTTACACAAACTACAAGATTACCAGTTGGTGTTGCAGGTTCAATTTTAACAACAGATGGTTCAGATGTTATTTGGTCAAACGCTGAAGCTGCAAATGTTAAATGGGTTGCAAACGCAGGTTCAGACAGTAATCCAGGTACTCAATCATTACCTTACAAAACAATTAAATATGCGTTATCTCAAGCAACTTCAGGCGATGTAATTGAAATTGAAAATATTGCAGGCGGTACTGGTGGTACTCCAGGCACTTTTGATGTTACTCAAGCATCTACAACCGGTTCTGGTACAGGATTTGCAGCTAGAGTTGTATTAGACGGTTCATCAACACCATCAATTACAATCACAGACGGTGGTACAGGCCACGCTGAGGGTGACACAATTACAATTTCAGGCGTAGGTTCTCCTACTGCTTCAACAAACATTACTTTTGATGTTAAATCAGCTTCAATTGGTGATGTTATCTATGTTAAAAACGGAGTTTATAAAGAACAATTACCTCTTGTTGTACCAGCAGGTGTAACTCTTAGAGGTGAAAGTTTAAGAGGAACAGAATTACAACCAGCATCTGGTACAGGTTATCAGATTGCAACAGTTACAGTACACAGTGGTGGTACAGGTGGTACTCCAGGAACATATAATTATATTCATCAGGACGCAACAACTGGTTCTGGTACTGGTGCCGTATTTAATATTACAACAGACGGTTCATCAACACCAACAGTAACAGTTTATCATGGTGGTGAACATCACATTGTTTCAGATAGAATTACAATTTCAGGTGTAGATATAGGAGGCGCTAGTAATTTACAAATTGATGTTGCTTCAGTAGAAAATAACAACGCTTCAAATATGTTGTTGTTAAACAACCAAACCAATGTTACTCTATTTACATTTAAAGGATTATCTGGTACTCCAACTGCTGGTGGTACTGGTAAAGCTGCAGTTATTTCATTAGACCCAGCTGGTTCTATTACAACTGCTTCTCCTTATATACAAGATTGTACATCAATTAACGCAAATGCTACAGGTATTCAGATTGATGGTAATATACACACATCAGGTAATAGGTCAATTCTTGCTAACGACTTTACACAAATTAACTCAGATGGTCGTGGTGTTCACGCACTAGGTAACGGCCGTGGTGAGATGGTTTCCGTCTTTACTTACTATTGTGATAAATCTTTCTATGCACAATCAGGTGGTTTTATTAGAGGTCTTAACTGTTCATCTGCTTACGGTGAAACAGGTGCTGAAGCGGATGGTACACTTGCAGGTGAAACTCCAGTTATAGTACAAACTCGTGGTGAACAATTATTCTATCAACCAGCTACAATTAGTACAGCTTCAACTTCAGATATTGCAGGTGCAATTACAACAAACGGTTCTGGTACTGCTACAGTAACAGGTAATACTTCAGGTGCAACTGCTACATTCTTTAGATACCAAATTTCAAAAGATACAATTTATATTGAAAATAGAACAGGTAACTTCCAACAAGGTGAAACAGTTACAATTACAAAAGAAGATACTACAACATTTACAGTTGATTTATCATCAAGTGTAGGTGATAGTTCAGCAGCTCAGATTGGTCAAATTAACGCTCTTATTACAGTTAAATCAACTGACGGAACATTATCAAGTGCAACTGCTATTCCTGTTGGTGCTAACATTAGATTTGCTGGCAACTCAACATTCTATAGAGTTGGTGCTGTAACAGAAACAAATACAAGTAATGAAACAGCAACAATTCGATTAACACTTGCATTAGGAACAGGTGAACAAGTTGCAGATGGTACAACAACTACAATTACAAACAATTTCTCAAATGTCCGTTTAACAGGACACGATTTCTTAGATATTGGTACTGGTTCTTTTGCAGATACAAACTATCCTGGTTCTGTAGGTGTAACACAACCTGCTGACCAAGATGATGAAGTTATTGAATTAAATGGTGGTCGTGTTTACTTCTCATCTACTGACCAAAACGGTGACTTTAGAGTTGGTGACTTATTCAGAATTCAACAGTCAACTGGTATTGCAACACTTAACGCAGATGCCTTTGACCTTTCTGGTCTATCAGAATTACAACTTGGTTCTATTGGTGCTGAAATTGGTGCAACAATTAATGAATTTAGTACAGACGAAACTTTAGGTGGTGATAGTACACAGGCAGTTCCAACAGAAAGAGCTGTTGTTGGTTTCTTAAAAAGAGATAAAATGGGTACTGGTGCAATGGTGCCTCCAACAGGTACAACAGCACAAAGACCTACAGGCGGCAACTTATACACTGGTGCAATTCGATATAACTCAGAATTAGTAACTTGGGAAGGTTATAATGGAGTTCAATGGACAGGTTTAGGTGGTGGTAATCCTTGGTCTACTAAAACTAACGCAGACACAGGTGATACTGTAACTGCTAATGACAGAATTTTTGTAGATACTTCAAGTGGACCTGTTGCTTTAGATTTGCCATCTTCACCTCAAACTGGAGACCAATTGAGATTTTTAGATTTAGCAGGTACATTTGATACAAATACATTCACAGTAGGTAGAAATGGTAATAATATAATGGGTATAGCTGAAGATTTAACTGTAACAACTGAAAATGCATCTATAGGTTTAGTTTACACTGGTGCAACTTACGGTTGGAAATTAATAGAGAACCTATAATATAAATATGAGTAGAGAGAAAAACTAATGTCAAATTTAAGAGATTTTACAGGTAAAAATAGAAAGTTCACTGGTACTGATGGTATTATTATACCAGCAGGTACAACAGCACAAAGACCAAGTTCACCTACTTTAGGTACTTTGCGTTATAACACAGATGCTGACCGAGGATTTTTAGAACAATATAACGCAGCTGGTTGGGGGGCTATTGACGCTCCACCTGAAGTAACTTCAGTAACTCCAACAGATTTTGATGGTAACGCAGGTGGTTCATTTACAGTATCAGGTTCTAACTTTAAAAATAACTCTACAATTGATTTAATTTTAGCAGACGGTTCTGTTCAATCACCAGCAACTACTACTTTTAATAGTGCTTCTTCAATTTCATTTACCACATCAGCAGATATTACTGTTGCACAAGCTCCTGTAGATATTAAAGTAAACAATCCTTCAGGTCTTTCAAGTACATTAAGTGACGGATTTTCAGCAGGTTCTGCTCCAACATTTAGCAGTCCTGCAAACTTAACAAATTTAGGAACAATCTACGGCGGCGGCGGTACCATTAGTTCAGGTGATTTAACACAAATAGTTGGTACAGACACAGAAGATAGTTCGACAGTAACATTTTCAATGGACGCAAATATTGGTGACAGTTCTAACTTGTCAATTAACAGTAGTGGTTATGTTGTAGGTACAGCACCAAGTCCAGCATCAACAACAACTTACACATTTACAGTAACATTATCTGATAGTGCTAATAACCAAACAACAAGACAATTTAAATTAACCATTGATACAACATACACAGCAGGTGGTAACTATCTAGGTGATGGTAGTGACGGGTAATAGGGAGAATAATTAATATGCCTTTTATATACAAAACAGGTACAGACGAGTACAAAAGATTTACCGAGGACGCTTGGGTAGATTTTACTATTCCAGCTCCTTATCCTACTAATAAAGTAGTAGAAACATTGACAAAAAGTCAATTAGCGCAATTTACATCTACTGAAACAACTTATGATGAAGTTTGTAAAAAAGATGCGGAGGCTCACATTTTAGATGCTGGTCCAGAAATAGCAGAAATTACTGGCGAATAAAGGATAAATAGTAATATGGCAACAATTAGTTCAAACACAGATTTAACAGTACCAAATAAAAGTGGTTCATATGACGGAGATATGGTTGTTAAACAATATTCAAGTTTAACAATTAACTCTGGTGTAACTCTTTCAACTGATAACGGTTGTAAAGGATTATTAATTTATGTTCAAGGTGATTGTGTCATTAATGGTACTATCAATGTTAAACCAGGTAATGCGGATCCTTCAAGTGCAGGAGTGCCTTCTGGAGGATTAACTTATCCTATTATTCAATCTTCAGGTTCATCAGTATCAAGTGGTGATTTTTCTGGAACAGGTTCTACTGCTCCAGGTGTTATTTCCACATATGTAAACGCAACTTTATCAGGTAAAGTTGGAACAATGTTTGCATTAAATCGAACAGGTAGTAATGACAACTCAGATGAAACAGGTCCTGGTGGTTTCCCAGGTTATGCTCCAGGTTGTTGTTTCGGACAAGGTAACGGTTCTCGTCAAAACGGTACAGCATTTGGTGGCGGTGGCGGTATGGGCGGTTCTTGTGGTTGTCACGGTTCAAATCCAGGATCTGGTACTAGAACACAAGGCGGTAACGGTGGTTCTTACGGTTGTCACGGACAAGGTGGCGGAGGAGGTGGTGCAGGTTATCCAGCTGGTTCAGGCGGACAAAATGCTGGTAGCGGTTCATCATCTACTAAAAACGGAGTTTTATGGCTAATTGTCGGCGGTAACTTATCAGGTACAGGCTCAATTGATTTAAGAGGTGTACAAGGTGGCACAGCAGGTCAAGGTGGATACTCTGGTTCTGGTGGCGGTGGTTCAGGCGGCGGCGCTTGTTTTATTGCTGTTAAAGGAACAAACACATTCTGTGCTACAGGTTCAGGTAGTAGTTCTGACACTTCAGGTACTGGAAATGTCTATGTTGATGGTGGTTCAGCAGGTAGCGGAACATCTGCTAACTCAGGTGGCGGTTGTGCTGGTATTGCAGGCGAAAACGGTTGGCGTCAAGTCGTAGCAATGGCTTAATAAAAACGCCTTTTTCCACTCTTATAAATAGTATTGATATTAATGAAATGAACAAGTAGATTGTTCATAGAGGATAAATTATGACTTCACAACCACAATCCATAGTACATGGTCGTTTAACAAGAGCGGAAGAATTAAGAAAACAAGAAGAAGAACATAAAGGAATTGTTCTTTATATTAACGACTATTGCCCTAAGGGTTGTTCGTTCTGTTTTATTCCAGGCCAAATCAAATTAATGGATAGAGAAATGCCTTTGGAAAATATCCGAAGGTTAATTGATGATTTAGGTTTCAAACATTTTCAGGTTCAAGGTGGCGAACCTACACTTCACAGCCAATTTCCAGAGATATTACAATTATTTAAAGATAGAGGTGTTACTTGTAACATTCTATCTAATATCTTATACAATTCCAAAACTAGAAGAATTATCAGACAAGCAATTGATGATGAAGTTATTACAGGTTTTGCTCCAAACTGTTCTGAATTAGACTTTCCAGAAAATAGATTTAAAAGATGGAAAGATAACTACTTAGATATTTACGAAGGGCTAGAACAGAAATGGGGAGAAGGTGCTGGCGCTAACATGATTTCATTAATGTGGACAATACCAAAAGGATTTAGAGAAGGTATTGACCCATTTACAAATGAACCATATAAATTAGATTGTTTAGGATATATTGATTGGTTAGAAAATGCAATCAAAGGTAAATTTCATGTTTTAAGAATTGGTTTAGATTTGTGTGGTACTTACATTATTAATAATAGACGAATTGGTAAAATGTTAGATGACTTAGATGTAATGGGTAGAGAAAGAACATTTAACTTTTACATGGACTGTCAATGTCCACCATGTATTAACGAACCAGATGAACCTAGACCATGGCATTCAAATCAAATTGGTGAAGCAGGATGTCCTGCCGACCAAGGTGGTGGTAAGTATATTGAAATTAAACCAGATATGTCAGTTGTACATTGCTTCCAATCACAAGGTGAAATTGGAATGCCTTATGTAATTAAAAACATTTTTGACTTTAAATTTGGTGCAGGTCCTAAATTACCTCAATTACAAAAAGAACATAGATGGCGATACATTGAAACAAACAGAAAAATTGATATGCCTAAAGCTTGTCAGGAATGTGTACACTTTCCTTATAAATGTAATGGTATTTGTATGGGTTGTACTGTACAAGAACACGAAAGAACAAAAGACGAGCAAGGTAAAACTAGAGAATTAGCCGGTGACTTTGATGATAATAAAGATTTAACTAAATGGCATGACCATAACAAAGTAGAAGGTGACGAGGAAAGAAGAAAGAAAAAAATTCTGCCAATGGGAAGATGATATATAATGAAACTACCACAACCCTTATCTGATTTATTAAAAGATAAGAAAAAAAACGAAGACACTTATTGTAAAACACAACAATGTAAAACTTGTACCATATATTTAAATAATATGTGTTGTACACGACCTGGTTTTGCTACATTTGAAAATACATTAAAAATATATGAAAATTATAAAGACAAGTATTCATATAAAAATTTTGTAGAAAAGTATTTTCATATAGAGTTTTATTACGACAATCTATCATTAATCTTATTTTATCCTAAAGTAAATCCTAAACCACCTGGAGGTAAAGCCTCAAATGGTGGTTGTGTTTTTTTAAAAAGAGTTTTAACGGGAGAACCAGGAGAACAATATATGAATTGTAGTTTATATGATGAAAAATCTTTTGATGAAATTACAACTTGGCCATTAGGTTGTGTTACAGATTCCACACAAATAGGTCCTGGTTATAAAAGATTTTGGGAATATAGATTATCTATGGTTAATTATTTTTTTCCACAGTCAACTAAAAGATTTTTTGAAAAGATAAATAACACTACAATGACGGAAGAACAAGCTTTAGAATTGGCTCAAAAACAATTTAATTTATTACAAAATAGTAATGACCGTGGTGAATTTGAGGAGTTACATTATGGAGTTTCTAAGTAAAGAAGAAGGTTTAAAAAGATTAGAAATTTGTAAGCAGTGTGAATACTTTACACATACACCAATTGTAAAACAAATATATTGCGATAAGTGTAAGTGTGTTATAAAATTGAAAGTTTATATGAAAGGTGCGAAATGTCCCATACAAAAGTGGTAATCAACCACGAACAAAGATATTCAATATTTAAACATGTGCCTTTAATTGACAGATATGGCAGTTTTGTTGATGATATGAAAATAGCTCATCAATTTTTAAAAGAAGAATTTAACACAGACGATTTAACTTGGATGTATGAAAAATATAATATTTTTAGTACATTAGCTGGCAGTTATCATTATTGGAATTTGTATAAAGATTTAGGTCATTGTATAAGAAGACACTTAATAGAAAATTTAGATTACAAAACTTTACCAAGACATATGTGGATTCAAGCTTGGTTAAATTGGCACACTAAAGACCAATTATTAAAAAGACATAATCACGCAGATGATGGTCAAGGAAATATGCACGGATTTATTAGTATTGAACCACAAGATACTAAAACTGTATTTTATGAAAACTATGAAGATGAAAAACCTATTTACAGCATTGACAATAAAATAGGTTTCATATATATTGGAGATGGCAATAAATGGCATGAAGTCATAAATAATAGTGACTTTGAAGGTGAAAGAATAACAATAGGATTTGATGTAATGACCAGAAGTTCTCCTACAAGAAATTTAGGTCATATACCGGTGATATATTAATATGGATGATAAATTAAAACACTTTGAACAGTTAACTTTATGGGCTACACCTATTTGGTGGGGTATGACTGATTTAGATAATGACGCTATGTACAAAAAAATTAAAGATTTAGAAGCGTCAACCGATACAGTACATCTTTCAAATCTAGGAGGTTTTCAATCTCCAACAGACAGATATGATATGATGACAACAGACAATACTTTTAAACCTCTAAGAGAATTAATTGTACACATAATCAAAAACAAATTAAATTTTCAAGCAAAAGAATTTAAGTATGACAGGATGTGGTGTAATGTTAATTATGAAAATGATTTTAATATGATACACTCACACGGACATTTTGATTTTTCTGGAGTTTACTATGTAAAAGCAGATGAAAACTCTGGTGATTTATTGTTTAGGGATCCTAGACCAGCAGCAATAACTAGTGAATATGTTACATCAAGTTTTAATGGTGGAGAAGTTTATAGAATTACTACTGAAATAGGAAAGTTGGTAATATTTCCTAGTTACTTAGACCATATGGTATTACCTAGCAAATCTAAAGATGATAGAGTTTCAATAAGTTGGAACATAAAGGCGGTAGAATGATAAAAATACACGATAATATATTTGACAGAAAGTGGCTTGATGAAGTTACTGATAGATTGATTGAAGCACCTTGGTATGCAAACAACACGGCCAATAATGATACTTGGCCATATGGCAGACAAGGTACTCATAGAATTTTAGGTGATTGTTTTTTTGATAGACAGTCAGATAATCAAATTAGATATAATCAAACAGATTTAGAATTTGGTAATGCTTTAATTAATTCATTTGACCACATACAACATAAAGTTGGTAGAAAAATGAGATTAATTGAAATATTTACAAATCTACAATTTGCAGGTATGGATGGAACAGAGCATGTTGATGGTTCTCCAAATCAATCAGCATTTATTTTAATGTTGAGTAATGAACATTATCCAGAAAATATTGGCGGTGGATTTTACCATAAACCCACAGATACAACTGTAGATTATAAGTATGGTAGATTAATTGAAATTACAGCTTCAGACGCACATAAGGGATTGGCATTTACAAAACCATATGTGGCAAGAATGTCTGTAAAATATTTAGGATTGAATTTATAAAAAACAAAGGTATATTATGACTACTATAGGATGGACACCGTATAAATTTACACCTGTTGAACAAAAACATGAATTAGAATTTATACACAATGTTTATTTTGAACCAGAAAAAATAGCAGATATATACAAAGATACTAAAAGTAGATTTAAGTTGTGTCCAGCTAACTCACAATTCTTAAAAAACTTTTGGGTTATAAAATCTCCTTTTGATGTAAGATTGGATGTTAACCGAAAAGAAGGCACTTGTCAAGTAAATCAAAGTCAAAGATTTTTCAATACCTTTATTAATATGAGGTGGAATGAGTTTGAAGAAACAGATTTAGCATTGTGTTCTTTTAATTTTCAATATATGTTTATTGCAGATGAACCAGTTTGGATAGAAGTATATCCAGCATTTTTACATGGTGAAGTAAAAAATACAAGATTTATAAACGGAACATTTGACATTTATAACTGGCAAAGACCAGTTGATTTTAGTTTTGAAATACTAGATGATACTAAACCCGTAGAGGTTAAAAGAGGTCAACCCTTATTTTATATTAGATTTATAAGTAAAAAACTAAATGATGATTTTAAATTGCAAGAAATAGAATGGACAGATGAATTGTTAAAATTAAATAAACGGTGTCAACCTCAAACATGGGTCGAAGGTCTAAGTTGGCGTTTAATGAAAGCCGGTAACAGACACAGACCTAAAAGGTTGATAAAATGAATTTTATAAGAACACTAAAAGACCAATTCTCTCCAGAGTGGTGTAAAGAAACAATAGATTATTTTGAAGGAAATGTACCTTTACAACATAAAGGATTTATGGGTAAAGATGCCAGAATTCAAAACACAGAAATAACTATTGACATGAGAGAAGACCAATGGAAACCTTTAGTAGAAGGACTAACAAAAGGTATAGAAGAATATAAAAAAGATTATAAACTTTTAGATAGTAATATGTCACCTTGGAGTTTATTTGTTAATTGTCAATTGATGAGATATGAACCAGGACAGGCATACAAATACGAACATTGTGAACACGGTGCAACTTCAGATGGTTGGGGGTTGAGTAGAGTAATTGCATGGCAAATTAATCTAAATACAATAGAAAATTTAGGTGGTACTTGGTTTCATTATTATGACCATACTATTCAACCTGAAGAAGGTAGTTTAAGTTTTTGGCCAGCAGGTTGGACACATATGCATAGAGGGTTAGTGTCGCCAGATAAAAACAAATATATAATTACAGGATGGTATAATTTTAACTAATGTACAAAGTAATAGATAATTTTTTACATCAAAATGACTTTATTAAATTACAAGCATTTTTTATGAATATTGATTGTAATTGGTATTTTAGTAAAGGTGTTTCTGAAACAAATGTAAAAGAAGGTAAATATTTTTATATGGTACATACGGTATATGAACATCATAAACCTAATTCAGATATTTTTAATGCTTGTTATCCAGTATTAGAAAAGTTAAATGTAAAATCTTTATTAAGAATAAAAGCTAATTTATATCCTAATCAAGGAGAGCCTGTACATACACACAAAGCTCACCAAGATTATACTTTTCCACATAAAGCAGCTGTGTATTCAATGAATACTTGCAATGGTGGAACAGTAATAGGTGATGAGTTTATTGAAAGTAAAGCAAACAGAATAGTAATTTTTGACGGTTCAAAACCACACTCTTCAACAACTTGTACAGATGAACAAATAAGAGTGAATATTGGTTTTAACTATGTAGATGAGGAGTGTTTAAATGAATTTAGATAAATCTATTATACATCATGTTCCTGATGAAAATGAGGAATTCAAATTTGATTGGTTATTTCCACATCCAATAGGAATATCCAGAAAAGGTAAAGAAACAACTGAGCGTTGGACAAAAGAAATTTTTAAATATATGGATACTATTCCACAAACAGAAAAAAAAGATGGATTTTGGTATCAATTTTTACATGATGTGGACAATCCAGTTTTTAAAGAAGTTACAAAATGGGTTGATGAAGAAGTAACTAAGTATGCACAACAACTAAAATTTCCAGACAAATATGTTTGTACTGAAAGTTGGTGCCACGATTATCCTCTATATAATAGTCAGCCTTGGCACGCACACGGCGGTAATATGATTTCTGCTGTGTTTATGGTTTGGGGTAGGCCTTTTACGGATTCTCATTTATATTTTAGAAATCCAACGGGTGAAGATATGATGAATCCTTATAATATCACACCTAACACCAACCACAATGATATACAAAAAATATTTCCAGTGAATGGATACCCACAATGGGGATACCCTACTATGCCAGGTAGTTTATATATCTTTAGAAGTTATATGCAACATTCCACAAACACTAAATATAATACAGATAGAAGAATGGTTTTCGCATTTAATTATAACAAAGAAGACCATAACTTTTGGCCACAAAGGAAAAAATGATAAATTTAACAGATAACGCTAAAGAACATTTAAAATCACTGCTTACAGAACAAAACAAAAAATTTGTTAGACTTTCTGTAAAAGGTGGTGGTTGTGCTGGTTTTGAATATCAGTGGGGATTTGAAGATGAAAAAGAGGACGAAGATGTGCTAGTAGAAGATGTATTATTAATTGATGAAATTTGTGAACCTTATATAAAAGGGTTGACTGTGGATTTTAAAAAAGAAATATGGGGAAGTGGATTTGAGTTTGATAATCCTACATCTAAATCATCTTGTGGTTGCGGAACATCTTTCGCTATTTAATAATGCTTGATATAAAAGAGTTAACACTAGAACAACACAAAAATGCAGAAAGACAAGAGTTTGTAAAAACTCTTATGTCAGGTAATATAGACCATAATCTATATGCGACATACTTATATAATCAGTATCATTGTTATCGTGCTTTAGAAGATAGAGGTATTGAAAACTCTTTGTTTGTAGATACACCTAATTTACCTAGAGCAGATAGAATACGAAAAGATTATCAATCATTATATACTTTAGATGAACCACCACAATTAACTCAAAGTACAGTTGATTATATTAAACACATAGAATTAATTAAAGAGAGTGCAGAAAGTTTATATGCACATATCTATGTAAGACATTTAGGTGACTTATCTGGTGGCCAAATGATTAGAAGAAAAACACCAGGTCCTAACAATTATTATTTCT